ACTTCTTTAATAGCACCATTAGCAGCAATTTCTGTAACCTCAGCATGAGCACCTGTTCCATACCCGCCTAATGGATTAATAAACTCTACAGAATCACCAATGTTATAATTTAAACCACCAGTAACAACACCTACACGACCAATAACACCAAGTGAACGAATGTAAGTATTACCTCTAACGGACAATGTTGGAAGAATATTATATCCTTCACCAGAGTTGGTAACACCGGCAGTTAAAATTGGACCGCAGTTAGCATATGTCCAATATTGCATTGCATTGGCAATGGTTGTATAAATGTTAGAAGAGTTTAGATTAGAAAATACAACATTTGAAAGAATGGTGTTTTCTTCGGAAGATATAGTTGTTCCAACAAACTGATAGGTATTTGGATGATATTGTTCGGTTAAATCAACGGATGTAACTTGACCTGATGCACCAATACCACCGCCGCCAAATGATGTTGTAACCAGAACTTCGTCATTGGCCTCGTAACCAGCACCACCATATGTAACACCGATGGCCTTTAGAGAACCTGCGGTAACTCTATTAATCTTAATATCACCATTACGGCCTGTTGCAGAAATAAGCGGAACGGTGGTACCTGCAATATAACCTGTACCTTTCTTTAATACACGAACGCCAGTAATAATACCAGAATAGATGTTAGCGGAAATTCTCTTATCAACACCTTCTTCGGTGAAATAGGCAAAAATTGTTTCTTCAGATTCAAACTCTCTACGAATACCGGATAGTTTTAATTCGGATACAATATCACCCTTGTCATAGTAAACATCGATTGTTTCGACCTTAGCGGTAGCATTTGATGACGCACCACGAATAGTATGGTTTTTAAAGTTAAGTAGAGCAATTGTATTGGAAACGTTATTTACCGCAACGTCGATAACTCTGAGTGAACGTTCAATATACCACTTACCATCAGAGGCACGAAGAATATCCGTTTTTGGATAATAAAACTCAATCTCTTTTTTAAATAGAATACGTGCAAGGAATCTAACCGCATTTTCGGTACCCTTTGCACGGTAAAAGTCTTTGATGTATTTAATAAGAGTTGTCTTATCGGTAATAACATTAACCGATAATAACTTTAGAAACTGATTATATATTTTCTCCTGGAATCTTTCATCTGCCAGGTCGATATTCATATTATTAGTGAGATTTTTAGATGTGTCTAATAACTCGCCTTCTTGCTCTAGAAAGGCATAATACTTTTCTAGAAACTGAATAAACTTTGGATGTTCATCGGCAACAAATTGTGGAACTTGTGAAGAAACAAGAAATGATGTTTTATTATTAGAAGTCGCCATTATCGTCCTTCAACAATTTCCAACTGGATGCTCTGAGGATTATTCATGTCAATAGCAAAGATACGGCTTCTTGATGGATAAATGATTTCATCGGCAGCAACCGCATTAACAGTCAAAACATTTTCGTCATAATATTGATTGAGAACAACACTGTTAGTAAACAGAGAGGTTAATTCAATAATGCCGTTTAGGTAATCAATTGTACCTGCATTTTCATTAACAATAACTTTTTCACCATTTGATTTAAAATAGAATGTTCTTAGTGTACCGTAATTGTTTTCAACTCTAGCAAATGCAGTAGCACCAACGCCATCACCTTGAATGGAAACAGTGGCACGGGTATAGTTATAACCTTTGTTAGTAACAATGATTTCAACGACTCGACGATTGACAATCTTTGCATATGCAGTAGCACCTGTTCCATCACCAGTAATGGTAATAGTTGGTATCGTGGTATAATCAGAACCAGCGTCTAAGACGACAATAGAACCTACACCAGTATAAGATTCAGGAACTTCTTCAATGAATACCTGACGTTCAATGTTGGCATTATCAAAAACCACTATCTGTGGGAATGAAAATAGTTTTTCTTGGATATCACCTTTTCTTAGGGTTGAACCAAACTTGATGATGTAATTTCTTGATTTATTATTTTCAACATCTACCTGTTTCTGTAGATAGATGTTCAAATCAGAACCAGTGATAGATGGTTCAGATGATTCAATATATTGCTGTAGTTTAGATAACTTGAAAATAGACCTAAAGGTATTCAACTGGTCATCGTTATATTGTTCAATAGCCTGTCTGACGGTTGATAGCAACTCATCGGATGTTTTTCGAGTAAGAACTGGATTGTATGTAACCTTACCACGAAGGAGCAGGAAGCAATAATCTGGGTCAACAATCTCTGGCATAACCGTCAAAACGTTACGTGAACGAATTAGATTATTTTTAATCTCTTCTTTTTCAATGTCGGTTAGTGTGTAATAACCTTTTGTCTTTAGCGCAACGAAAACCTTACCATAAATGACCGGGTCATTTTCTTCACCACCCCAAATAGAAACGGCATCAATGTTATTATAATCTTTGGTTATCAGTGACTCATAGTCATCTTTTGTTACCGCACGATTCTGAGCAGAATAAAAGTATGGTGCACGGAACTTAACCTGTTCATCGGTTTCTTTATCTGTGCCACCAATAGAAGATGAAACAGTTGAGATACTAACATTATCTCTAAACAGTCCAGCTATTCTAGATGTAAAGGTAAACTTATTGATATTATTTGCTGGTGCACCGGCAGTATCAAGATAGGTGACAGTAACAATATTACCATTCTTTGGTTTCTTACCTAGAACATCGTCACCGAAATAGATGGTATAATTTAAGTTCTCGTTTTCTTCCATAAAATAAACAGTAGAGTTGGCTGAAATCTCGGTCAAATCTTCGTTTAGGGTATATTGTTCTGTATACGTATTTGAAGATGACTCCTGAACGGCCACTGTAATAGTGGTTGTATCAACGTTAGCAGAAGGAATTTCAAACCTTCTTTTCGGGTTGGCAGTGTTTGCCTGAAATTGCATTGTAACAACTTCACCCTGCTTAATAAAGACATTAGAGAATAAGAATGTTCCTCCGCTCTTAGAAGAGGTGTTAGCATTGATTGTTACGAATGGATAGTTAATACCGTTAATGTCTCGACCAATTACTCTAGTATAACGGTCAAGAGTAATGAAGTTAATTTGTTGATTTTCAACAAGAGAAGGTGTAACAAGAATGTTAATCTTTGCCAAAGCACCTTGGCGTGAAGCAGGAATATAATTGACCAACTTTGCTTGTGATAGAATGTTCTGGCGTAGTTGTGCGGTATCTAGAAAGGCCTCGTTAGCAGCCATGTTTAGATAGAAAGCATTATAATAAGTGTTATAAGCAAGAACGTCTAATAGAACAGAAAGACCTGAAGCATCGAAATCATAATCAGTAAATTCCGACTGTGACCTTAAAAAGGTTTTTAGATTATTCTTGATGGAAAAGAAGTCTAAATCTGCAACTGTGAGTGAGGTATTATTAGCGATTGCCATCTGAAATTATCTAATCCTCTCTAAGAATAAAGTTGTGTCTACAGGCAGGTTTCTATTTAAAATGATGTATTGTAATCTGACGTTGAAACCATTATTATCTAAATCGGAACTGACAGTAACATCAACCAATCTAACTCTTGATTCAAAGTTATTTATTGTTTCTTTTATGGCATTCTGTAACAGAACCAGTGTAAACGGATTTATAGGTTCGAACAATAGTTTGCGAACATTCGAACCAATATATGGTTGAAATAACCGTTCATAGAAATTAGTAAAGAGAAGATTCCGAACAGACCTTTTAATAGCCTCATCACCTTCTTTCTTATACACATCACCCGTTGATGGATTGGCAAAAAAGTCCAAATCCAAATCTTTATAGTCTGGACTGCGGTTGACGTAATTAACTTGTGCCATATTAGACCTTTACTAGTTTCCTTATTTAGTTAGAACCAACCGGGGTCTTGTGACTGTTCTTCCTGTGGCTGTGTAACAGCCTTTGCCACGCCGAGTTTACCTACTGCTTTAAGTGCATCAATCATATTAAATGAAGGCATGTCTGTTTCGGAAGCACCAGCATTTGTTGCCTGTGTACCTCTAACACTAACAGTCTGGCCAGAAACATAAGTCTGCGAAGAACCCTTAATACCAACGGACTCACCTTTAACTAATGCTTTACCTGAGGCTTCCATATTAACATCACCAGAGTCGGCAGAGATATTGACATTACCTTGTTTAGATAAAATCTTTGC